GCCATGCAGCAGAAGGATGAGCACGCCCATGCGGCCGGTAAGCTGAAGGACCAGCACCACCTCGAGACCCTGGCCCAAGCTGAAAGGCATCACCAGGAGAAGCTGGAGGCCGGCAAGAAGCAGGGGCCGGGGTCTGCGGTTCCTATTCTGATCGTTGACGCACGGACAGGCGCCCAAGAGCATGTCAACCTCCGCGAGTATTACCGGCGAACCGTCATCGACGCACCCGAAGGCACCTCGCCGTCTGTATCACTACCAGCACCGGATGGTGGAGGACCCGGCCCAGAACAAGGTCGGTAAGGCCGGGCGCCGCGGGGGGAAGACCGTATGGCTGATCGCGGAGCTGGGCGACACCTGCATCATCGACAACGGCTTTTGCGGCTGGGGCGGCCCCAACTTCCCCATCCTGCGGGATGCGTGGCGCGACATCATTCAGGAGTTCTCGCCCTGGATCGTGCGGGCCTCCAACTCGGAAAGCCCGTGGGTGATCGAGTTTGTCGGGGGCGGCCGGGCCGAGTTCTGGTCGCTGGATCAGCATGTCGTCGCCCGGTCCCGCAAGTACCACAAGTTCATCGTCGATGAGGCCGGCGTGATCCGGAACCTCGAGGAGCGGTACAACGCCGAGATCGAGCCCACCCTCGTTGACTTCAACGGGAAGCTCGTGGCTGGCAGCACCCCCAACGCGGTCAGTCCGGGGTTCACGAAATGGTTTCAACTGGGCCAACTGCCGGGGTCGGGGTGGAAATCATGGAAGTGGACCAGCCTCGACAACCCCGCGGTGGCGGCCAACGCAGCCAAGCGCATCGAGGCGGCCAGGGCCCGCGGCGTCCCCGAATGGATCATCCAGCAGGAATACTTTGCCGAGGAGACTGAGGACGAGACGGGTTTCTTCCCCAAAGCGATGATCGAAAGGTGCAAGCGGGACTGGGGCCGCGAGCCCCTCGCCGTGGGCCGCATCGACTGCCTGATTGAAGATGTGTTCGAGCGTGAATCGGTGGTAGCGAACCGGCAGGTGTCGCGGATCCGCTGGATCGACGACCCATCAGGACCGTGGAAGTTCTGGCAATGGTGGGATGGGGACCGGCCCCCGCAGGACGCTTTCGGCCTCGCGCTGGGCGCCGGCGTGGACCTGGGCTGGGGCGTGGGGGCCTCGAACACGGTCTTTGCCTTCGTCAACTCCGACACCCGCGAGAAGATCGCGGAGTTCGCCAGCCCCAACGTCACGCCCGAGGAAGCGGCCAACTTGTTCGGGATGGGCGCCCTGTGGCTGGGCGGAAGGGAGGGAGCTCGACTGACGCGGGTCTGCCCCGAGGCGAACGGGCCGGGCGAGAAGTTCATCAAGCAACTCCGGGCCCTGCGGTACGGCAACATCTACGGGGAAAGGGCGGTTCCCAGCGCGATCGACGCCAACGACCCGGGCCGAATCGGGTGGCGGAGTGGGCCGACGGCCAAGCGGATCATGCTGGATGAGTACCGGGCGGCGCTGGCTACGGGCCGGTACATCAACCCGTCGATCGCCGGCCTCGAGGAATGCCTGACCTACCACCAGGACGGCAAGGGCAACGTGATGAGCGAAACGGAATGGCTGGGGGAGGACACTGAGGACAACGCCAGAGCTCCGCACGGGGACCGCGTGATCGCCGATGGGCTCGCCAACATCGCCATGCAGCAGGTCGGGAAGGCGAAGCCGCCCGAGCTTGTGCCGGCCCGCGGCACGGTGGCGGAGATCATCCAGCGGAAGAGGGCGGAGCGAGAGGCAAAGGACCGGTGGTGACGCTACGATCTTCGCGGCGTGGGCAGGAGCCTCGAGAATGGCCCCTCCTGCAACACTCGGCGATCGCAGCGGTTCATGCGCGGTCAAGACGAATCAGTACCCCTACAAACTCGCGTGGCCCGTCTGGTCCACGGCCAACAACGCGGCAAGCCTGACAGCCCGCACACGGCCGGACCAACTGACCGAGCCGCAGACCAACACCACGACCGGCGAGTATGTGATCGACCCGGATCCTGGGTCCTACATGCTGGTCAAGCCCCTCATCAGCACGACCGGCCATGTGCTGACCTACAACATCTGGGCGTGGTTCCAGGGCACGACCCGCGCCGATCCCACAACCAACCCGCCAGTTGCCGCGACCGATGCGGCTGCCGAGATCATCCAGTGGCACCCGGAGCTGATCGGACGCTGGACCTGCGCGTTCAACGGCGGCGCCGTGGCCGACAAGGTGGGAGTGGCGAACGGCATCGTGCTGAACACGCACATCTACTGCTCGCTGCAAACGGTGGTGGCGACATACGACCGGTCCGCGAGCTACACGAACCTCTGGAAGACCATCCAGCCGGCCGCGGACGACGGTTCGGCGTCGATCCTGCTCTTCGACATGATGGGAGCGGTCAAGATCAGTTTCGAGGGCCGGACCACGACCAACGGCGACTCGTTCAACTTCTGGCATCGAACCCTGAGCGGGTGCTGAGCCAATGCCGCGGCTGATCGCGTACATCAACTGCCTCGATCCAGAGATCGGCACCGGGTCAGAGGTGTACGAAGAGGGCGCCGTCCGCCCCGTGCTGTGGAAGTCGGGCTGGTCAGCGTTCTACGACGAGATGGGGATCGACGATCTGCGGGATGCGGGCGTGTTCCGGTTCATGCTGGGGCATCCCTTCGGCTGGTATCGCTCGACCGACGCCAAGACCATCGGGTATGGCCCGTCTCAGGCGGCGGTGACATCGAGGTCGCTCGGCCCGCGTCAGGCGGAGACGGACCTTCAGGACGATCGGCTTGTCAACGGTCGGCCGACGACGGGAGATCCTGCGTTTGCCGAGTTCTGGATCGCCAAGACCGCCCAGATCGTCGGCGCCGGCGGCGACCTGATCTGTCTGATGGCGTCCCCACCGTTCGACACGAGCACCGATGCCTACACGATCGACAACTGGGTCCGGGAGCCTGAATCCTGCAACATGGGCCTGGCCCTGGACTCGGCCGCGGGGTGCGACCGGTTGAGCTACATGCCGCCCGCGGCGGTCCTCGAGGCGCGATTGGCGAGCCGGAGCCGGGCCCGATACGTCACGCAGCATGAGGCAACATCCTCGTATCTGTCACCGTGGTATGAGACCGGCGCGATGGCGATCAGCGGGAAGACACGGGCCGATCTGGTTGTCGCGACCCCCTCGAGCTATCTGACCCCGATTGGCGGCCGGCAGTCGATCGTGATCCTCGACTCGAGCATTGCCGCGGGAACGCGGGTGGCGGCGGCGCTGACGTACATGGGCCAAAGCAGCAACGGCAGCCCCTGGGTTGCGGCGGTCGATATGACAGGCCTGACCGCGGCACAGGTCGCAATGCTGGTGGACGGGGGCGGTTGAGCCCATAACCCGCACCCATTCCCCCGCGGGCTGGCATAAACTGCATTGATGAGCTGCCACCGCTGCGGAGCTCGCGGATTCAGGATCGGAACCTGGATCAGCCGGACCGGCAAGCGGTGGGCGATCATGCTCTGCGACAAATGCACCTTCGAGTACCAGACAACACCGATGGCGCCGGGCGACAGGGCGGAAACCAAGCGGACAAACCCGCGTTGGATGATCCCGGAGCGGGAATGTACGTCCCTCCCGAGGTCCTCCGCTGGATCTTCGTGCAGATCATCGGCACACAGAACGCCCTGAAGACTTCCGGCCTCGTCAGCGAGCGGCGGATCGTCCGCTGCGTCGAGGAGGCCGAGAAGGACTACGACCGGATGCTCGCGGAGAAGCGCAACCAGGCGGCCGGCGAGTTTGCCGACGCCATCGGGACCCTCGCATTCATGTCCGAACTGCCGCGCCAAGCCGCGGAAATACTCAAGCCAAAGGAGACCCCGTGACCACCGCATCTGCCCGACCCATCGCCATCGCCGAAGCCGCCAACATGAAGCTCGAACGCATCGACATCGCCATGCTCGAGTGCCTCGAGAAGGCACCGGATCAGGTTCTGCGCTGGGAGGACCGCATGGACCAGCGACCAAAGGCGGGGACAAACCCCAAGGATCGCCGGTACGAGAACACGATGCTTCCCGGGCTTGCCACGCAGACCAACGACTTCTGCGACTCGCGGCCGGACCTGACGACGGTGTACTACAAGGAGGAGACGCGGTTCATCCAGGGACGGGAGCAACGGTTCACGCCGGAGCCGCTGATCCAGCGTGCCACGATCGCGGTCCTAGAGAAGCTCGTGCTGGCCCAGTTGATCGAGCACATCGGCGCACCAGACGAGGAGACCGCCAAGCACGGTATGCGGGAGCTGAAGTTGTCCCCGTCCGGCGCTAAGGTGCTTGAGTTGTGGCGGCAAGGCCGGATCCCGGGTGTTCAGTACCCTGATCCGAAGCCTCCGAAGGCTCAGGCCGGCGAGAAGTCTCCTCAAGAATCCGACCAGGGCGATCGCCGTTCAGGACAGAAACAGGACCATCCGGCGAACCCCGGTACTGATCCCACGGGATCTTCCCAGACTCGCGGATCGAGCTCTCCCACTCACCCGAAGAGTTGACGTAGACAGCAACGAGCGCCGTCCGGTCGGTTTGGCCCGTGTGCCGCGGCCGGCGGCGAACCTCGATCAGGATTGACGGCCACGGCGCATCGCCCGGCCCCTTGATGTCGAAGCGTCCGAGGCAGCGAACATCGCTTTCGTGAGCGTTCCAGAATGCGTCACGAACCCACGGGACATCGGAGAGATCGGCGGCGAGGCGGGACATCTGCCCCGCGGTGGCGCCGGCGATACGCTGTAGGGATCGGTTGACTTGGAGCGGCAGGGGGAGGGTTGGCATGGAGAACGGTATGACACCGAACTGGCCGGAACTGTGGGAGCGGGAGCCGGGGCTGAGGCCGCGATACACCATCCTCGACACCGCCCCGATGCCGCAGTCGGGGATGCGTATGCAGTGGCATACGCGGCCGCATGCGCCCAAACGACCGCCACTGCTCCCGACCCTTCAGCCCGAGCCGCTTGAGCGTCAGCCCAAGCGGCCGGGGCTGATCCGGCGGCTGCTGGGGAGGAAGTCCGCATGAACGGTCCGGACTGGGAATCGCTGTACGTTCGCGGGCTACGGCGGCCCGAGTACACAAGCGAATCGGGCGACGTGTTCGAGTTCGTGAGGTATCGAGACGCCTTCGCGTGGCAGCACCAGGGCTGGCCCAAGATCGTTCAGTTGGAAACAGCCGAGAACTGGCAGGCGACATGCCGAGACGCGGCGGTGCGGTGGCTGCTCACGCAAGGATCGGTTGTCATCAGGAGGTTCAACCCCGTCGAAGTTAACGACGAATGGGGAGCGGATCTCGACGAGGCCATGTTCTTCGCGTGCAAAAAGGCGCTCGATGCTCTGGATGCGGCCAAGAAGAAACTTAGGGAGCAGATGTCATGCCCACCCGCCGCGAAACCCTGAAGTTCGAGCCTGGTCAGCCACCGGATAAGCGTTTGAAGGGGTGGCATCTCCTGCGGATGCAGATTTCGGGATCGCTCCGCTTCCACAAGCAGGGGCGTCCGCTGAAGTACGTTCGGACGATGGTGCGCGCGACCGCTTACGTCGGGCCCACGAAAACAACGCCTCTGGGTGATCCGTCGTGCCTTGTGTTCGCTCAGGATGGCATGTGCCTCACTTCGGACGAGGTTGGCCCGATGGGGACCGCAACCGCCGACTCTCTGAGGGAAACACTCAAAGAGTGCGGCGTGAAGGTTGGCCGCAAGAAAGGACGCCGATGAATCGCCGCGCCCTGCTCAAGTCTCTGGCCCTTGGCGCCCTCGCCGCGGTGCTGCCGATCAGGCCGACGCGGGCGAAGGCGGTTGACCGCATCGACCTCAGCGACCGGATCGAACTGAACGACATGCTCATATTCGGGACCGAAGGAGGGGTCGTCGTGATCGACGTGAACACGCCCGTCACGGTTCGGAACTGGGCGTTTACCTATGACGGAACGATTCATGGCTCGTAATCGCATGACCCTCGGAACCGCCCGCAGGAAATACCAACGTGCGATGCGTCGATGGGAGCGGAAGAGCCGGAAACTCCCGCCTCATCTCGTCGGTTACATCCGACTCCCGAAGGCGGTGTATGTGCGGCTGGGCATGATGACCGATCCGGCGTGGGGCACTCAGAAATGCGCGGTGGTTCATCATGCTCCTGAACCGGATAGCCCGGTCTACCGCGTCGAGCCATCGCCGTTCAAGCCAATCCAAAGAGGAGCGAAGTAGTGTTCACCCGCGATCTGTTCCCCATCCTCAACACGATGACCAAGTACCCATCGATCCCGACGTTTCACACGCTCGGGGAGAAGGGTCGATTCACCGAGGAGCATCTCACGATCCCGGATGGCGAGTTGATCGCAACCGAGAAGATCGACGGGACCAATGCCCGCATCATCATCGACCACGACGGGGATTACCTGATCGGCAGCCGGGAAAATCTGCTGTACGCCAAGGGTGACAGGATCGGCGACCCGGCGCAGGGGATTGTCCAGGCCCTCGTTCCGATCGCGGATCGCGTTGCCAAGTTGGCTCCAGCCCCGTGCGTGCTGTTCGGCGAGGTGTACGGCGGGCGCACGACGGCTTGCAAGAGCTACGGGGATTCCGTTGGCTTCCGCCTCTTCGATGTGATGGAGTTCAGTAACGCCGTTCTGAACCAAGCGGTTGCCCGCGGACTGTCCGCTATGTCAGAATGGCGGGACAATGGGGGGCAGGCGTTCGCGCCCGTTTCGACGCTGGTTCTGGGATACGGCAATGGGCTGGATCTTCGCATTGTGCCGTCGGCACCACTGCCGCCGATGGATGCCGATGTCGCTGGGATTCACGCTTGGTTCCGATCGCGGGCGATGGTGACGGCCTGCGCCACCGATCCGGCAGTGTGCGGTCCTACCGAGGGCGTGGTCGTGCGTTCCGCCGACCGCAAGTTCATCTGCAAGATCCGTCGCGAGGACTACGAGCGGACGATGAGAGCGAGGAAGTAGATGTTGTTCTGGATCGCAACATACCTGTTCGTCGGCGTGGTGCTTTCCTCGATCAGTCTCTGCTTCCATGCCGACACGCTCGGCGCGACGATGACCAAGCACTACACGAAGACCCGCAGCGAGATCGGAACCACCGGGGCGGTGTGCTGCTACATCGCAGTGGTCGTGGTCCTGCTCGCCTGGTACGCCCTCGTGTGGCCGTTCTCGCTGCTCAAGTCGGTGATGAGGTACGCATGACCTGCCGACTGACCGACATCGCGGGAAACGTCTCCACGGTGATCCTGCGTGGCTTCACGCGCTCTGATCCGCCCAAGATCCTCGTCGTGGAGATGGGGAAGCCGCCGAACACCTACGGCTATTCATACTTCCTGCACATGGGGCAGCGTGCCGGGGTGATCGAGTATCGGGAGGCCGCGCCGTGTCACATGCTTGAGTGGGAACTGACGCCTCAACCCCGCTAGGATGTCGGCGGCGTGGGCAAGGACTCTGTTCCTTGCCGTCTTTCATCACACCCAACAGCATGGCGCGGCACCTTCAGGAGGGGTATCGATCCCTCGAGGACGACCGCAAGCGTCTCGCCAGCACCCTGATCGAGTACCGGGGTCAGGACGGAACCCGCCGCCCGATCAACCTGATCGCGCAGGCCGGCAACATCCTGGTCCCCAACCTGATCTCCGAAGTGCCGGAGCATCGGGTGCGGTCCCCGCTTGCCGAACTTCGCGGCGAGGCATCGCTGCTCGAGCTGGCCCTCGATCGCGTCTGGGAGGACAGCGAGGCCCTCTACGAAACCCGGTCCGCCGTGCTCGATGCGATCCTTGGACCGATTGGCATCCTGCGGCTGGGGATGCGGGCGGGCAAGGATTTCGTGACCGTCGATGACAACAAGCGGGTTCCGGTCGCGGAGCCGTTCTGCCGGCGCATCAGCCTCGAGGATTACGCTTGCGATCCGGCCGCCCGCACCCGCCGCGAACTGCGCTGGGAGGCGATCAAGTACCGGATGCCGCGGCAGGAGTCGATCGAGTCGGGGATCTTCGGCCGCGATTCCAGCGATTACCTGGCCCACGCGACCTGCGAGCATTGCGGCAACCAGTGGGACCTGTCGGAAGATGATCCGTCGCTGGCTGACACCGCTGGCCCCGGCCTGACGATCTGCCCCGCGTGCGCCCAGGTGGCGCCGTATGACCGCGAGATCCCGATCCCCAACGTCGCCACGCGGGCCGAGGCCGCACAGATCCTGCGGGACACGCCCGGCCTCGAGAAGCGGGTCGGGAGCACGGACAACCTCTCGGACATCGGACGCGACACGGGAACGCCTGACCGGTTCTCGCTGATCGACACGATCGAACTCTGGGATGTGTTCATTTACACCGGGGATGGGATCTTCACCGTCACGATCCCCGCGACACAGGACCCCAAGAGCATCGCCAAGGATGGGGACGGGAAGTGGCTGCTGGCGGAGAAGTGGCAGGGCCCTGACCCAGGCCCGCTGCTGACGCTCGGCTTCCTCGACATGCCCGACAGCGTGCTTTACAAGCCCTACGTCGCCGATTTCAGGGACCTGCACGATCTGATGAAGATCGTTTCGGCCAAGATCGGGCGCGAGGCAGAGATCGCGAAGGTCGTCTGGGGCTACACGGCCGACACCGAAGACGAGGCGATGACGGTCCGCGACATGCGGGATTCTGGGCTGGTCAAGCTGGCCCGCGGCGGCAAGGACTCGGTTCAGAAGCTCGAGGTGGTCGGCGTCGTCAAGGAGTTGATGGGCGTTCTGGCGTGGGCCAAGCAGGAGGCAGCCGACGCCACGGGGAACCTTCCGCTGGTCGGTGGTCAGGAATCCGGAGCCACCGACGGGACCGCGACGGCGGCCCAGTACCTTCAGGCGAACGCGAACCTGCGGATCTCCGCCATGCGGGAGCGCGTTGACCGCGTTCTGCGTGCGATCGATCGATTCTTCGGGTTCTGGCTGACTTCCGACCCGCTGGTCAAGTTGCCGCTGCCCTACCGACCACCGGGCGGCGAGGCCGTGACGCTGACGTTCGATGCGGCCACCCGCCGCGGCGACTTCATCAGCTACAACTTCGACATCGAGCGGTATTCGGCGGTCGGGATGGACCCCAATGTCCGGCTCAAGCGCGTGACGGAGTTCCTCGAGCTTCTCATCCAAATGGTGCCCGCGATTCAGGCCGGCATCGTGAGCCCGGACGGTCTGGCGAGCATCGCCCGTCAGGAGTTCGGGATCGAGAACATCGACGAGCTGCTCCCGCAGCAGGGCATGGCGCAGCAGATGCTGGCCCACATGGCGCGTCAGGGCGTTCAGGCCCAGCCCGGTCAGCCGCAACCAGTGCCAGGAATGAACCCCGCGGCGAACAATGCGGGCAGCCCTGCGATGAGCGGGGCGGAGAACACCAACCCAACCATGCTCAACCGCGGCGCCATGAGCGTCGGGGTCGGGCAGTAGGAGACCCAAAAGTGCATTATCGAGACGGACGCGAAGCGAAGAACGGTGACACGATTGTTCAGATCGGGAACGACGGGAAGATCACGGCGGTAGGCGTGCTGCACTCTGCCACGCCGGGAAACGACTACTGCAACGGGTCAATCGCCCCCATTCAGAACGCCAACACCTGCGCGTGCATGTGCGACTGTCTGCACATCGACAGTGTTGCGGCGCTGCTCAAAGAGAAGGGCTTAGACAAGCGGCCCGCAGGCAAGTAAACCCAAACGACGATCACAAGGATTTCGCCCATGAAGAACACCAACCGCACCCCCGGCGCCTCGAACAAGCAGACTAACCCGTCCAAGGTCAAGGCGAAGGGGAAGAGCATCGGCAAGGCCCGCAACTCGCTGGCGTCGGCCCAGCTCTACCCGATGAAGGGGAAGTGCTGAGCATGGCGCGCCGTCGCGTCACCTGCCGATGCGGTCGCGAGTTCGAGGGCGAGGTCGTGAGGCCCTGGCTCGGCACGGACCACGTTGTCTGCCCCGAGTGCAAGACCGAGACCTGCGTCGGGAAGATCGAGAAGCACGAGATCCACGCCGGCAACGCGAGTTTCTACGGCCAGCAGCAGGTGTCGCTGGTGTCGGGGTGCCACCCGACCGAGGTGAAGTTGCTCAAGAAGATCATGGGGTCCAAGTTCGAGAGCTGCATCAAGGATGACGGCTCGGTCAGGTTCAAGAACCAGAAGCAGCAGGCGGCCTACGTCAAGCGGTTTGAGCAGGCACGCCAGCAGAACGCCGCGGACCCCGGGTGCTTCGCACGCAGGGGGTTCAGGCCGGACGATCCGACCTGATCCAGTAGTTCCAGATCCCCATTCCCCACGAGAAGGTGTACCACGCGGTCAGCGCGACGATGCCCCATTGACCATGAACCACGGTGGTATACACCCACGCTGGTTGCCCGAGCATCCCGGCGATGTATCCCCAGCGCTTCCAGTGGTCGCGGCGAGCGACGAGGTAGACCGACGATGCCCCGCAGATCCCGATCCAGATTTGTGCGATGAGGTCCATTATGCGTCCGTGCCTCCCTTCAGATCATCGCCCGCGTGCTTGAACTTCGTGCTGTGGATCGCCTGGTAGTGCTTGACCTTGTGCGATGGGTTGATCGCCCCCGTCAGCCTGTCGTACCAGTATCCAGTATCGGTCAGGCAGAAATCGTCTTTGATCTCGATGATCTTGGCCGCTTGAGTCGGGGCGTTCGCGCCGTCTCCGAACCGCTCGATCACGCGATCGCCGAGGGAGAAGAGGAGGGAGGTTCTGGCGTCCTTGGCCTTCACGCCACATCTTTCTGTGTCGTTGTTGCGCCGAGTTTGAGGTTGGTCTCATCCCAGAATGCAGCGAGCGCCTTGCGCACGCACAGATCATTGAACTGTGCAGCCGTCGTACCGTCACCGGCCAGCACGATCGCCTCAATATCGGCGTGAACACCGGTCAGGACGCGGGTCGCGTGCCGGCGTCGGCACTTCTCGCTCATCGGACCAAGCTCGATGATCCGATCTACGCGGCCGGGTCTGGTTGTGCCGTTGCCGCTGGGCTGCGCAATCGCGGGATCGATCTTCGTGATGTCATTCGTGGTGAAGGCGGTAAATACCCCGTCAGACTGAGAGATACCACTGATGCAGTTGAGAAGGCAATCGAAGGTGAGGCCGCCGCCCTGATCCCCGAGCACGTTCTTTCGACCGTGGAACACCCCATCCAGATCCTCGAATACGGCCATGCAGGGCGAGTTGGATCCGACCTCGCCCCACGCTTCCGAAAACTCCTCGTTGCTCATGGAGGCCAGGTCGAAGAGGTAGACGGGCAGGTCCAACTCCTGCGCGATCGCACGCAGGAGGCTGGTCTTTCCGGTCCCGGGCGGGCTCACAAGCAACCATCCGCGGGTCCACGGGATGCCGCGGTCGCGATACCAGTCTCCGGACTTATGCCATTGCCGCACCTCGTCAACGACGGTGATGATCTCATCGTCGAAGGAGTACACCTCGAATGCTCGATGATCGGTGACGGCATCGACAGCGACATCCGTAGCCTTGCAGGTGAGCGGCACGAATGACCCAATCCGGATGCCCTCGTAGTCGTCGTCATGGGATGTGGCGTATCTTGGCGATGGCTCGCCCTGAGAACCAAGCCGTCGCATTGATCCGCCGCGTCCGACCTTCCGGATCACGCGGAATCGCTGGTTGTGCTCGGAGGAGTGTTCACGCTGGTTGTAAAGCGTGGTCGCGTCGTCGAGCAGTTTGTCAACATCCAGGGTGCCACGGATCCACCAGATTGCGACCGGAGAACCCCGTCGTGTTTCCGTCGATTCCTTGTGCTCAGTGAGCAGGACCGGAACCCATCCGATGAAGGCGAACGTCGTGGTGCGGTTGAGTTTCTCATAGATCACCAGTTCGCGACGGCGAGAGGTGCGGACGTAGAACACGCTCCCATCAAACCAGCGCGGCCGGAAGTAGCTCATGCTCCGACGCTCGCTCATGTACGCGCACACGGCCCGGGATGCCTGATACTCGAGGTGCGCACACCCGACCAGGTAGTTGCTGGCCTGATGGAACAGACCGAGAACCTGCCGCCAACCCGCAGCAATAGCACCGGCAACCGCGATCAGTCCGACCGTCCCCGCCGTCGATTCGATGCCGAACATGGCCGCCTCCGTGCGCGCTTCTTCCCGAACGCCCTCGCCCACCCCTCATCCCACTTCTTGCGGTTGACGGGGCGGTATTGGTCGCCTTTCCCGGCCCCGGTGCCGCTCACTGGTGCGGTTCCTCTTGCGGCGGCTGGCTGAGCAGGACCTTCATCCGATCGACGCAGACCACGAGGTTGTTGAGCTCGCCCTGCACCACTTCCGCCATCTGCTTGGCGACGGCCGCGGCCGGATTCTGCTGGGCGGCGCCGAGAACGCGGGCATCGCCCCTCTGGATCTGGTCCAGCACGGCAGCGCCCGCGATCGCCAGTTGCGGCTGCTGGGCCTGGGCGGTCGCCTCGAACTGCATCACCATCGTTTCGCGTGCGTTCCGGGCGGCCCGCTCCGTCAGGGTGAGGATTGCCAGAAGCTGCCGGGCTACCGAATCATTGACCTGTGCCATCCGTGGTCTCCTTGGCGCGAAGGATAGCAACGACCATAAACGAATGTGATCCAACTTGACGCGGGCATACAGCACACTTATTCTGTGAACGGCGTGGGCTTTCCCGATCAGGGAAAGCGAGCGGCAGGATGCCCGAAATCACCACCGCGACCACGCCAGAAACCAACAACACAGATCCAGCCGGCGAAGAGACTCAGCCCACGCAGGCCGTCGAGGAGACCGCTCCGGAGACGGCCTCTGACGATGCGGAAGGGTCAGAAACGCCGGAGATGAGCGACGATCTTGAGTCGCGTCTCGCACTCCTTCAGGAGGAGGAGTTCGACGACGGCAGCGGTGAGACCGAGCCAGAAGCATCCGCAGAGACCGAAGAGGACGAGACTCCCGCGGCGCCCGCAGCCAGCAAGAAGAAGCCGGAACCAGTCGCGACGGAGGACTTCGATTCCGAGCAGTTCGTCAAGATGTTCACCGACGAGCTGGGCGATTCGTCCAAGCCCATCGCCGAGTACATCAGCGGCACGATCGGGGCTCTGACCGCCAAGGTCGAGGCCCTTCTCGACGAGAACAAGAAGCTCCGCGGCGAGTTCGAGCCCGTCAACAAGCGGGTCCAGGGCTGGCAGCAGCGCGAGGATGCCCAGCGGCAGACCGAGGCCCGGGAAACCGGTCGGTGGATCCACGGGTTCCTCGACAAGCAGACGCAGTACGCCGATCGGCTTGGCAAGGGCGACCCAGACAAGCACACCGACGCCCAGAAGAACTGGCGCCGGAAGGTGGCGATGCGGGCTGGCAGCCTGATCGAGAAGGCCGAATCGCGCGGCATCAAGTTGACGCGCGAGGAGGCGATGCAGGGGGCGCTCCGGGATACGTTCGGCTCCCCCAGCAAGACCGGCGCGACCAACGCGGTCCAGAGCGCGGTGAAGCGGGCGGCCCGCGGCATCAGCGCCGACCCGGGTCGCGGCGGCGGCAGCAAGAGCAATCAGAACCAGTTTGAGACTCCGGAGCAGGAACGGGCCCGGGGTCTGGCGGCGATTCGTCGGATCGAGAACTCTCGCAAGTGAACGGTGGCTCTGGCGTGGGCTGACCGGAGAAGTGACACATGGGTCTTCAAGGACTCTCGATGGGGCAGATCACGGACCTCGTGGCAGGCACGCGGCCCAAGCACCCCAAGAACAAGTACACGCAGACGCAGAGCCTCACGGATTACCCGTTGATGAGGCTGCTGTTCAAGGACAACAAGGAGATCATCGACGGCGGCGCCGGCACCAGCGTACCCGCGGGTTCAACGACGGCGCTCAACGCCTCGTATGAAACCAGCGTCCGCCTGCGCGACTCCGCCGCGTTCGAGTGGATCCGGCCCTTCTCGGTCAGCGCCAACGTGCTGACGCAGCTCATGGGGACGGCCTCGGGCCCGATGGCCTTCTTCCGCGAACACTTCATGTTCGACAAGCTCGAGAAGGCCATGAACTCGGGCGACGGGAAGTTGTACGACACGCTCAACTCCCGCCGCGACGGCTGCGCGGCCTCCATCCACGCCAATCTTGAGTCCGCGATCGCACGCTCGACACAGCCCGTGTCGGGCCCGACCTCGGACTTCCGCGGCCTGTTCGGCATCCTCTCGACCACGAGCATCAACGCTTCGTCGGACACGACCGGCGACTTCAACGGCTCGCAGATCGTCAACTCCGACGGCAGCACGACCGCGACGGTCCTGGGCATCGACGCCTCCAACGTCGATAACCAGCGCTGGCGCAACTGGTGCGCCAACTACTCCGGCACGCTGAACCTGCCGGCTCTCGACACCATGCGGCGCGGCATGACCCGCACCAACTTCATGGCGCTCGACGAGTTCAAGACCAACGGCATCCGCGACGGCGAGGGCAAGCGGCTCATCCTCATGGGCCACGGCAACTCGGACGAGTACGAGAAGCTCACCAACGCCGGGCCCGACTGGAAGATCAGCGGCGCGACGGGCGATGTGAACCGCGCCACGCAGTACACCTTCCGCGGCGTTGACATCGTGCGGACCCCGGTGTTCGACCAGATCAGCTTCGCGCCGATCGTCGGACTCTGGACCAAGAAGATTTACGGGCTCAACCTCCAGGGTATCTGGATGGACGAGCAGGACCCGCAGAACCATCAGCAGAGCTCGACAACCTTCCGCGTGGATCTGGTGTCCAGCGCGATGATGTTCTGCGACGACCGCCGCGCGGGCGGCTGGGTGATGAGCACGACCCGGTAATCCAACCACTGACCCAACCTCCGGGCCTTCCCGGACAGGAGTGATCGAACATGCCTGGCATTGAGATTCAAGGCGGCGACTCAAACCTCGGAGCACCGGACTCGCAGCCGCGGAAGGTCTGGTTCACGGGGTACGCCAACGACGAGACCACGCAGGGGACATCGGTCCCGGTCCTCGGCGGCGTGGTGTGCTTCTCGGAAGCGGGCGGCTTCAAGGGCCGCGGCAAGGACGTTGTGAAGCCGGAGACGGCCGTGCTCGGCCTCTTCGCCGGCATCATCGTGGACATGCCCGATTGGATGTCCTCGCTCGCGGTCGCGGGCGACGGCTCGGGCGTGACGGCTGGCAAGGTGAAGCCGGGCTGGATCACCATCGTCTCCGCGGCATCCGCGATCCAGGCCCGCACCATCGCCAACATGACCAAGTACAGCACGACCCCCTTCCCGCTCGGGCCCAGCAACGGGTCTTGGGCGCTCAAGGCGGTCACGAGTTCGATCGCCAGCGGCGCGGCGAACTTCGCGTACCTGATCGGCACCTGCGCGATGGCCCTCGAGACATCCGACACATCCGCGGCGTCCGAGCCCGGCACGCTGAAGTACGTCAAGCTCGGCGGCGTCGTCGGCGGCCTCGAGACCTGAGAAATCGTTGGGGCTGGCGGTCGGCACGTTTGACAACCCTCTTTCAAGCCCACGCCACGAGTTTGAGAAGAAAACGCCCGCCAGCCCCTTCCTTTGACCTTCCGGAGTTCGTCGTAAGCGTGTGACCGAATGCCAACCCTCCCACCCGACACATCTCTGACGTTTCAGGACCTGATCCTGCGTGTCGCGGAGGAGACGCGGTTCGCCAAGTACGACGACTCCAACCCGAACAGTCCGGCCCAGATCCCGACCGATCGCGGCATCCTCGACAAGATCAAGAGGGCGATCAATGACGGCATCAGCCTCATGGCCCGCGACTACCCCAAGTGGACCAGCCTGCGCCCGCAGGTGTCGTTTGTCATGTCCACCGACGGGACAGGGCCGCTCAACCTGCCCAACCCGATCACGGGCGAACCGGACCCGTCGATCTACCGGCTGCCGTGGTACATCACGGGCCGGCCGATCAACGGATGGCACTGGGTCAGCACGGCTTCCAACTTCTCTGGGTTCGCGGTGGACTGCGACCCGGAGCGAATCGACCACCTTCAGCGGAGCACGCAGACCAGCAGCTACCCGCGGGTCGCGTCGATCGTGCCCAGCATCTCGAAGGGCGACACCGGGGCGGACCGACAGACCAAGGCGGTGCGGTTCTGGCCCAGCCCCGATCAGGCGTACCAGGTCACAGCCCGATTCCTCGTGCATCCCTCGCCGATGATCGAGTTGCAGGACCGGCACATCTTCGGCGCCAGCCACGATCAGACGGTTCTGGCCTACTCGGTGTGGTGCTTCAAGCGCAACGACGCGAAGGACCCCGGCCTTCGGAGCGAGTACCGGGCCCGGGTCTACGGCGACGGGACCACGATGAACATCGGCGCGCTCGCGGCCAGCATCAAGATCGATCAGGAGTCGGTTCCAGCCTCGATGGGCGTGATGGCCGACCCCAGCATCAACCAGAGCAAGAGCGGTCGCTATGTGAATCCAGGCCTCGATGTCAACACGGGCTCCATGACCCCGGTGTTCGCGTGAAGGAGTACCCATGCTCTACCTGACCGGAGTCAACGACAAGATCCTCCTGACATGCAGCGGCGCGGCAACGACGGGCATCCTTGCGTGCTGGGAGGACGAGGACCCCAACAGCGGGCAGCGGCCGGTCGGCGGCAGGACGCTGATGTCGCTCAGCTCGACCGACGCGACCGCGATCGTGCCCGCGAACATCGGCAAGAACAACTTTCGCCGCATCCGATCGATCTCGATCAAGCCCACGGTCGGCATGACCGTTCACATCTCGGCGTCCGACGGGACGACCACCATCGAAATCTTCTCGGCCGACCTCGAGGCCGGGGACCACCTGATGTACGAGGAGCGCCGCGGCTGGTACGTCGTGCTCGCCAGCGGCATCCCTGCCACCCAAGACCAGTTCACCGACGCGGCCTGAAACGCCGCCTTGAAAGGATCCAGTCAATGCCTTCCATCCAGGGAATCGTCAAGACGCCCGTTCTCGCCAGCGATGCGGTTGGAACCGCTCCGACACTCGGCATGGGCAAGAACGGCGATGCTCTCACCTCGCAGGTTCACGGACGTTGGTATCACGCCTGCCTTGGCGGCAACGTCTACATCGCGCAGACCGTCATCGCCGGCGTGGCCCTGCCCGTCGCCGCGGCCACCCTCAACTCCAAGTTCACGATCCACAACCCGGCCAGCTCCGGGAAGAACGTCGAGCTCATCAGCTTCACGATGGGCATCGACTCCGCGACTACCGTGGTCAACGGCATCGGCCTGGCGATCCAGCGCCACCTGAGCACGACCGCGGGTGTGCCGACCACCACGACCAGCATCACGACCGCGGCGCTCGGACCGGGCGGGGCGCTAAGTGCGTCGGCGGCCTCGGTCTACTCGCAGGCAACGCTGACCAACGTGGCGATCCCCGGCGTCACCGCCGCGACCGCCGTCCCGATCCCGCTCTACCCGCTGTTCAGCTTCGGCGCGACCACCGCGGCCGGCATCTACAACGCCTCGCACGACTTCGAGGGCCGCGTGATCCTCGGGCCCGACTCGCTGGGCGCGTTCTGCACGACCGTTGCCGCGGCGACCGCCGCGTTCTGTGCCGTTGTCTGGGCCGAGTGGACGGCCTGATCCCAAGCCTCCATGCGTGACAGGGGTCGCCCCCGGACCCCTGATCTCCTCTCTCTTCGTTCAAGGAGTCTGAATCGATGGCCGGCAACAATCCCCTAGTGGCAGAACACACGGCCCGCGATGCAAGCCGCGGCGGCGTGTATCTGTGGCGCGACAACCCCATCGATCTCGGTGCGGTCCGCACATCGGCGTTCCTGAACCTGACGGGTGCTACGAATCCGATCGTCGGCACGGGCAGCGGGCAGCACTACATCCGGTGGGCGGCGAACGACGCGGCGGCGATCACCTTCTCCGCCGACATCCCCGGCGATTACAACGAGGTCCTCGACAAGTTCTATCTCCGCCTGAAGCTCATCAAGAGCACGGGCGGGAACACCAGCGCCACCATCAGCGGCGCAACGTCGATCTCCCGGGCCGGATCGGCCAACGCGAGCGGCACGGTCGCTCCGTCGGCCACGGTGTCAGACGACGCCACCCCCACGATCCTGACGCTCGATTTCTCCGGGTCCAGCTTCAAGGGCAAGGACTCAATCGGGTTCACGATCACGCCGGGGGCGCACGATACCTGCGTGTACGACCTCTACGGGATCTCGTTCCGGTACGCGGGCGGGCTGTCGCTCTACAACGAGTCGGACCGCTACGCAACGTCGTTCAGTTGAAACGTCAGTTGAACTTGATCGCGTGACCGTCAAGAAACACAGCGTTCCGCCACGAGGCGGGACGTTGTTCGTTTTGGGGCCAGACGCGGGAGACCGGGTGCCACCACGACGAATCCCACATGAAGGGATACGCGGAGTCGAGCATCGACTGAAGGCTCCCCATGTACGGGCGCCCGTTGTTGGCGGGGGTGAACGCATAGCTCGCGTTCTGGCCCGGCATCGGGTCGGCCAGATGCTCGCCCCTGTCGGCCGGGCATCGCAGTTCGTCGGTGTCGAGATCGGTGAACATGAGCCCGGGGAGTCTGGCCCTGCGGTTGGCGTCGAGGTAGACGGACGTTGCCACGGCGTACTGCCGGAGGTGCGAGAGGCACTTGTCGTGCATGGCGGCTTGCCGCGACCCGGCCAGGCATGGCAGGATGATCGCGAGCAGGACCGCGACGATCGCCAGAACGACGAGCAACTCGATCAGGGTGAATGCGTTACGATGCGTTCTCATGTGCTGCGGCTCCTCGAAAGCTGCGGTGCGCGAAGGGTTCGGCGTGGTTCCAGCCGCGCCGACCCATTTCTTCAGGGTATCATCTTCAACGGCGTGGGCAAGGCGAACGTCCTTGCCAACAGAAGGTCAGTTCACGGGCCAGCAGAGGATTCCACTACCAATCGGTGGCGCGGCGAATCTGTCTGCATTCAGGGAACAGCCCAACAGGTTTTGCCCGCCGTCTACCCTTAGATCAGTCCGCCCGTATGACGTTGGAACCGATCGACCGCGGATCGGCACCACTCCCGGCATCGCCCCGATCTTCGATCAGACCTTCGGAGACGGGAACCCCGTACAGGACATCAACACCGTCAGCCGCGCGAGCGTGGTCGCGGGCTATCACCTGGGCGTAACGACTCCGATCGCCGGTCGATCGAGCCTCGCGGACCCTCTGACCGGTCAGGTCTTCGGGCTCTCATCCGCGAATCCGCCGCTTCTGGAATGGGCCGGCACATCGGCGCTGAGTTCGATCGCGGCCTCCTGCGTGGCAAGGCATCCCGACACCGATCTGACGGTTGTGGCGGGGACCGACACGAGCGGCACAGACACGGTGAAGGTCGCGGCCCTGAACCGCTACGGCGCGACGGTCTGGAGCGTGACGATCTCCGAGGGCGGGGTCGATCGCTTCGTCAACACGCTGGCGATGAGCAGGCTCTACACCTTCGTCGCCACCAACAACAAGGTCCTCGCGCTCCGCAACGACACCGGCGCCACGGCTGCCACCTCGACATGCAACGGATGGGCAAAGGAAGTCATCGACCTGGTTGTCTGGCGCGATCCATCGACGGGCGAAGAGTTCCTGTTCGTGCTTTTCGACGGTTCCGAGAACAGCACGGGGAGCGGGAACCTCCCCAACGGGACGGCGCTCACGGCCGGGTTCTATGCACGGTGCTTCCGGTCCGGGGTGATGAAGTTCCTTGTCCCCAGCTCCAACTACTCGGCAACGCCGGTCTTCGGGCAGGTGCAGTTCGGCCCGCAACTCCCCTCGACGGCCACCTACTACGAGTCGGCGCACGGGTACTTCCGCATCTCCGAGCAGTCGGAACTGAAGCCGCGCGGCTGCATCCCGACGGCGCTGGCGGTGGACGGGCTCGGAAACCTGTATGTGACGCGCTGCAACGCGGGTGGAGGCCCGAACAACACTTTCACGCCCGATCTGACCCAGGTGCGGCCTATCACGGTGATGCGGATCAACCGCAACGGCACGAAGGCATGGGAGATCGACACCGATTCGATCATCCGGGTCGGGCCAGTGGGCGGATACCTCAACGACATTCCCAACTCGAGCAGCGAGGACCCCAGCGTTCAGGCGGTCGCGGCGGATGAGCAGGGGACGCATGTATACGCGGCGGGCGCCCCGAATGCCGCGCAGCAATGCGTCTTCGCGCTGCGGGCCTCGGATGGCGCGCTGATCTGGACTCAGGAGATCGAGCCGGTCACGGTGGCGCCGACCTCGAGCATCCGGCAGGCGGCGGCCCGGGTCGATCCCACCGACGGCGGCCTGATCCTCGGCGGGGATTACACGAACAACTGGGACGGCGCGACAGTCGCATCGTTCTGGAAGCTCTCGGCGGAGACCGGCGAGTTCGTGTGGTCGGTTGCGCTCAACGCGACCGCGTATGGGTTCGGCGTGGCGGTCTTCAGGAATGGGCGGGTGGTTCTCGTCGGGAGCCATTTTTGATGGCATGGACAGCCAACAACGACGGGACCTACACGCACGCGGGCACGACCCGAGATGTGTTTGTCGGCAACGGATCGCTCCCGCAGTTCGGCACGGTCTGGCTGCGCATCGCCAACAAGACCAGCAACGTCAAGGGCGTGCTGCTGTCCGATCCGGGCGGGTTCAACTGTTGGGAGGCTGGAATCGAGGGCGCCAACTGCGTCATCCGCAAGGTCACGAAGGGGACGGAGGCAGCGGCGGTTGCCACGGCGGCGCACGGGATCGGCGCGAGTACCCCGTTCACGATGCGGGTGGACATCGAGGGGACGGTTATCAAGGTGTTCATCAACGGCGTGCTCCCCGCGGTGGTGAGCTACGACGTTTCGGCCGCGGCAGAGCCGAACTATCTCGATCAGTCGGGATACGGGTTCGTCTCCAAGATCAACAGCGGGATCGTGCTTCAGGCGTTCTCAGGCCCGCTCCTGCCCAACACGCTGCCCGCGACGAAGGTGCTCGTGTGGGTGGTCAACGGTGATCTCTGGTACGCGATCCGCGATCCGGGGACCGGAATCCCGCGTGCGGCGCTGGGCAAGGCGCGGGCGCTCTCCGCGACGGGACAGATCAGCAGCGCCGAGTTCGAGCAGAAGCTCTACCTGTGCGACGGCCAGGGCAATCACATCGTCTTCGATGCCAGCGTGGCAACACCGACCGTCACCGACTGGGTTCGGACCGGGATCACCGACGACTTCTATCTCCTCTGCGCCCACCAGGCCCGCTTGTTCGGCGTGCCGACCACGGACAAGCAGAACGCCTACGGGTCCGCGGTCAACGATCCCACCGACTACGACACGGGGAGCGACCTTCCCGGCGCTGCCTACGGCCTCACCGAGAGCGACATGCCAAAGATCGGCGAGCCGATCCGGGCGATGTTCCCGGCCAGCCGCAACGTGCTGATCTTCGGGTGCTCGAGGAGTTTCTACCAGAACATCGGCGACCCGGCCCTGGGCGGGTTCGATGTCGTCTCCATTACACACGGGATCGGCGCCAGTGGGCCGCGCTGCATGTTCCTCAACCCGATGGGTGAGGTGGTGGCGCACACTACCGACGGGTGGTGCAAGATCGTGGGCGGGGCCATGCTCCCGATCAGCAAGGGCGGATTGACCGAGGGTATGGTGCTGCCCAACCCGATCGACACGCACGCGGTCTCCGTGGTCCGCGATTCCAGGTACTTCGGCGCGATGATCTTCCTCACGCCGAAGGTCCCGTTCGTGGCGCTGCACTGGTGGTACGACGAGCGCACGGGCGGATACCGGGCCAGCGACAGCCCCGAGTCGTTCGGCGGCGGGTTCTGGCCGGTGGACATGCCGGCGGCGATCGGGCCCAGCGCCGTGTGCGACTGGGATGGGGTGATCGTGCTGGGCGGTCGCGACGGCAAGCTGCGGACCTACAACCCCGGGGCGTACAACCACGACGGGGTTGTCATCAACTGGCGGATGCCGGTGATGCTGGCCGCGGCGACCGACCTCGATTACGACACCATCATCGATCAATGCACGGTGGTCAGGGCCGAATGGTCGGGCGACTTCAACATCGTGTTCTACGGCGGCAGAACGGCGGAAGAGGCGATCCAGGGCGCGGGCCGGACGCTGCTGCTTCGCCGCAAGGCCGATGAACGGGTGACGCAGCTCGCACCGGAAGTGCGGGCGCCCGCCGTGGTGCTTGAGTTCTCGAGCCTCTCGTACAACACGCCGGGGATCCTCGAGGCCGTTCAGATCGTCACGACGGCGGGTGAGTTGACCAAGTTCTGCCGCACGCCGGCGACGGAGACACCGTTCGGGGCGTCGGTGAACCAGGGTGGAACGCAGGTCACGCCGGGATCGTCGGGCCCGGGATCAGGCCCCGGGCCGGGTGCTGGCGCCGGAAGCGGCATCCCAGCGCCGGTCACGCCGGGCGGAGAAGTTCCAGGGACCGGAGCGGGCATCATCCCGTCGCAACTCCCGACCGGTCTTCCGCCGACGGGGAGCAACGAGCCGGGAACGGTCATGCCGATGCCCGTCCTCACGACGGTTCAGGGGGTGGAGTCGGTTCCCCTTCCGACCTCTGGCGGCGGTACGGCCGTGCCGCGGGATCGCGTCTCCTACCCCTCGCAGGAAGGCGAGCAGACGGCCGACACCGTTACCGAGACCTTTGACGCCGGACCACCCTGATGTCAACACCGATCGCATTCAATCCTGTCCTGCCGCCATCGGTCAATCCGGAGGTGCGCAAGAAGTTCCGGGACCTTGCCGAGATCGTCGAGGTGTCACCGTATCGATGCTCCTTCAGTTTCGACGCGGAGGGAACGACCGCGGCGGACACGCACCGGATCACCATCCAGACCCGCAACCGCCGCGGCGATGTGTTGCGTGGGTCATGGCGGGTGGAGTTCTACACCAGCACCAGCCCCGAGGGCCCGCCCGTATCGCTGGGACACACGCTGAGCGTGCTGAACGGCCAGGTCACGGAAACGATCGTCGGGGCGGCGCATTATCGATGCCTGACCGACTCCGACGGCCAGATCGTGTTTGATCTGACGATCGCGGGTCCGGCAACTCGGTACGTCATCGCCAAGATCGACGGCCACTCTGAGGCGAGTGAGGCGATCGCATGGGCATGAAGAAGTGGAAAATCCACCCCGCGCTATTCGGCGCCTCGGCAGGGTCGATTGATCTGTCGGCCTACGAACCGGCAGCGGAGATCATGCCCGCGGTATTCGGGGTTACGGCCAGCCCTGATCTTCAGCACGATCTGCATGAAGAGATGGGTTACGACGAGATGGTCGCGGTGGTCAGAGCCAAGAAGGCCCTGCCCGCATACGTCAACCACTCGGGACTCGCGTACATCGACGGCGAGGTCATGCTGGCCACAGGTCCGTGGGCCCAGGATAAGGTGTCGCAGGCATACAAGGCTTGCGTTGCCGGTGTGCCTGAGCTGGACTGGGGCATCTATTTCGATCCGCTCACCAACTACTTCATAACCTCGACGGGAAGCAGCCTCACCACGCTCTTTGCGGCCAACGACGCCATCGACTACATCACGCGGGCCGTCAAGGTGAAGATGCCCGACTCCTACACGGTCACAACGACCGAATCGGATGCGGAGCTTGCGGCCAAGTTCAACATCGAAGAGTGCTTTCGGTGCGTGCGGGATCACGCCAGTAAACGCATCGTGCCGTTCATCTCGGCGTATCGGAACACCGGCGGCGGTCCGGTCGCGCTGACCGCCGATCTGTTCATGGCGACGATCAATCGCCTCTATGCGCTCGGGATCCGCGAGTTCGTCTTGTGGGGCCAGATCGACGACGCGGGCGAGGCCGCGGCGTATCAGGCGATTCTTGATGCCTGGTCGCCGGACTTCCTGGCGGAGTACGAGGACGATGATTTCACGCCGGTTGTGCGGGGCGGGGTGAGTGTTCCGATTGCTCCTGCCGGTGCCGGCACGGATGTTTGGACGGCGGCCGGATGGGTGGCCGCGTCCGGTTTCGATGTCGCAGATGGCGATAAGGGAGATGTGACGGTATCCGGAAGCGGGTCGGTTTGGACTGTGGACCCGCCGATCTCTTCCGCATCCCGGGTTTTTGCATACGAGAGGTTCACATAAATGGCAGCCAACACCGCACCGATCTTCCCGTTGACCGCCAAGACATACGCGGTGGTCACGACCAACACGGCCAACACCGCGCGCGTCGATCCGCCCACGGCATCGAGCATCGTGGACGGGACGGCAGCGGGCACCAACGGAGCCCGCATCGACCGCGTGAAGTTCACGGCGACCGTGGCGAACGCGATCGGTCTGCTCCAAATCTGGCACAAGATCGGCAGCACCTACTACCTCATCGATGAGATTCTGACGGCGGCGGTGACGCCCAGCACGACGGTTGCGGCGGCGACGTACACATGGACGCCGCCCGCTGGATTCAAGTTCCTCGCCAGCGGTGAGAAGCTGGCGTTCAGCGTGTCCAAGGCCGAGGTGTGGTGTGTGGAAGTTGACCAGGCGGATTATTGATGCAAGCGCTTCCAATACTTTTGGGTGTTCCACCAACCAACTGGCCGCTGGGACGGATCAGCGGAAAGTATTACTCTGCTGGTCTCGGAACGCCTACGGGAACATCCGGTACAACCACCCTCGACACCCTGAACGCAATCCCATTTCTAGCTGGAGATGCGTGGACGTGGGACCGCATTAGCGTCAACGCACTCGGAACCGCAAGTTCTGTCATACGGCTTGGAATCTACGCCGACAACAAAGGGAAGCCGGGAGCGCTCATTGTTGACGCCGGGCAGATCAGCACGGCCGCGGCGGGTATGGCTGATGCAACGACCAATGTGCGATTGTCTGGATTGGTCTGGGTTGCGGTCGTGCCCCAGATTGTGACGGGAAGTGTGTCTCGATATGGAGCCGGGACATACGGTGGTCCAATGGGCGTGTCCGATCACTACTCGGCGATTTTCAACTCGATCGCCTATTCACAGACCGGGGTTTCGGGCCAGCTTCCCAACCCGTGGGGAAATGTCTTTACGGACTCAGGAACGGCCAACACCATCCCCGCCGTTTGGTTGAGGGCAAAATAGATGGCTGTACCAACCCCATTCAACGCCCCGCTCGCTGCTGCATCCGTGCCCGCATGGGCCGCGACCGCGCAGACCGCGATCAACGCGGTGCTGAACGCCAACTGGCAGATGGGCCAGCAGGTCAAGCAGGTCACGGTCACGGCGGCGCAGATGGGGCTTACCCAGTTCCCGCGCGAGGCCGGTTCGATCATCACGCCCTTCCTGCGCGAGTACCACGCCGCGGGGTGGCGGATTGTGTGGAGGGAAGGCCCGCTCAACGCGCAGGGGTTCCCGACTTCACTTGAGTTTGGATTCGCACGCTGGCTGATCGGCGATGAGGCGTGGCTGGCGCAGGCACAGAATGTCTTGTAGGAGATTCCATGACCAATTGCCCCCGCTGTTTCTGGGCTCTTGTCGAAGGGAACTGCAAGATGTGCCCGACCCCAACCATCGAAGGAGACGACGCGGGCGATTCGTGCCAGTGGGAGTCGTACACAACGCACGGGAATGGCGACTGAGCCCGTGATACAATCCGAGCGGCGTGGGCAACCGGAGCTCGGTTGCCATGTCTCAGTTTCCTTGGGGTGCGGCGGGGATGTTGGGCGGTGGCGCCCTCTCCGCGATCGGCGGGGTGTTTGGCGCCCAGTCCGGCAACCGTGCCGGCCGCGCCGCCCGTGATTTCTCAGACAAGCGGACCGGCGAAGCCTTCCAGCGTGCGATCAACATGCTGTACGGGCAGGGGGCGGGCAATCCCGCGTCGTGGAGCGTGCCCGGTGGGGCTCCTCCGACGCCGGGTGCAGGGTCGATCCTCGCGCGTCAGGCCGGTCTGGCGGGCCGGTACTCGGCCGGCGCGGACAAGATCCGCTCCCAGTTCGATCAGGGGGTCGCATCACTCGACAACCTCTACGGGGCGTCTGAGGGTCTTGCCGCAGAGTACGGCCGCGGCGGGGAGCGTCTGATCGACGAGGAAACCGATCGGTCGATCAAGGCGGCAAACCAGATGAGCGGGGCCAGGCTCGCGGCGTCCGGATTCCGCAACTCGACGGCATCGGCCAACCAAGCCAGCCAGAACCAGATCAACGCCAGGCGTGGCGCGGCACAGGCCAAACTCGGGCTGCGTGGTCAGGCCCTGAACGCGCGTTTGGGCGTTCGCGGTCAGCGTGCGGGCGCCGCACAGGCGAATCTCGGGCGCCGGGCCGACCTCAACTCCTCGATCCTCAACAACATGATGGGCTACGAGCAGCTCCCCATCAGCACCGAACTGAACTTCTGGAACAGCGGGACCGCGAACCCGTGGCTGGGCCGGAGCACGAGCGAGTTTTATCCGGGCTTCTCGCCCACGGGGACGGCGCTCACGAACACCGGTAACTCGCTGGCGACGATCGGTGCGGCGAGCCTGTACGGCCGGCGGCGGAATGGGCGGTCTCACACCTGAGCAGCAGGCCCTGATCCGGTTCAACTCCACGAACGTCTTTGGCTGATTCCACCTATGCCCAATCCAATCCTCGACACGGGAATCGACGAAGCGATCGCACGCGGGATCGGGCTTGGTCTCCAGGCCCGTCAACTGCGGGATGCCCAGCTCTACCGCGACGACATCCTCGAGAACCGTGCCCGCGCCCTCGACATCGCGGAGCAGAACGCGGCGACCCGCGCGGAAGCGACGGACGCGGCCAACCGTCTGCACGATGAACGGCTGCGGTTCGATATGGACCGGGCTGACGCGATCGCCGCCGACCGGACCCGCGGCCTCGACCTCCGCGAAGCCGCGATGTACCAGAAGGAGAACGACGCGGATCGGAAGCGGGCCGGACTCATGGCGGCGGGCCAGTCGGTCTACGAGGACCTCTACCCACCCGAAGAGAACATCCGCGGCGACATGGGGCCGTTCCCGTCGGGCGAAGAGACGACGCCGGAATACCGCGCGGCGGGCGAGAACTTCGCGACGATGTACCCCGACCTCGATCCCGCCCAGCGGGTCAGCGAGTGGAAGTCGGCGCACGAGGCGGTCCAGCAGCGGCAGGCACTGGCGCAACTTCAGGCCCACGAGGCGCACCCCCGCGAATCGTGGCCGGGCGGACCGGAAGACTGGGATGCTCGGCATCGGGTTCTGTGGATGAAGGCATACGGCGCGAAGGGTTCTCCAACCTCGTACTTCGGCAGCATCGCCAAGCCACCGCCCGGGCAAGAGGCGGTTGACGCGATGGGCCGGATGTTGGGACCGGATGCCGCGGCGATCTACGCGGACGGTGGCAAAGTGGTCAGGCCGCCAATCGCACCGGCAAACCAGAAGGTTCCCGAGGACATCGATCTGTCCGTCGCGAAAGACCGGTTCGGGAAGGCTGCCGCGGCACTCCGCGAAGCGATGTTTGTCAACGAGCCCGAGGCCCTTGCTGCGGCAAAGGCTGAATACAACGTCTGGGACAAGGCTTATGCCGAAGCCGCCGAAGCCAAGAAGCAGCGGATGCCGCAGGGCCCGCGGCCTCCCACGATTCAAGCCCCATCCGGTAGTGCCTCCCCGGTGGCGGGCGCGGCTCCGTCGTCTCCTGCCGCCCCGCCGCCGGCCGTCCCCACACCGCCAGCAGCAGACCCGTATGCGGCCCTCATGCAGTCGCATCCCCGCATCGACGGCGAAACGGACGAGGCGTGGGCCCGGCGACTCGCACGCATCAAGAAGGGAACCCCGTAATGGGCGCACAGATCCAGATGTACCGCGCGTTGACCCGCACACTGGGGGGAACGCCCAAGACCTACGGCAACATCCAGACCCCGTTTTCGGACTTCGAGACTGCCGACTCGCTCGGACCGGCCCTGGACGACTCGATCATCGTGCCCGCGGGCGATTCCTTCACCTGCTGGGAATACGGGGTCCACTCGTCCGGCTGGGAGATCGGATTCGTCGAGCTCATCAGCGCCGGGTCGCTGTATCTGGCGTGGAAGAACGACACCCCCACCAGCTCCACCAACAACGACCCGACCGGCGCGGCGATTACCTGGGACGGCCTCACGCTCACCAACAACGCCTCCTATTTCTTCTCTACCCGCGAGACCACGACCAACGCGAACGCGGTCGATCACACCTCCAACAATGCGGGTGCCCCGACGCGCTGGACCGACGCCGGGGAGGTTGACGGGTATATCTACAAGGTGATGTGCAAGAATCCCGGGACTGACGATGTGCGGGTGCGCGTGGTGTTCCTCGGATAAGGCGGTGCGACCAGATGACGCAGTTCGCGACCGATCCCGATGTCGGCGAGTTCCTGACGCGGATCAAGGGAGGATCGGCACCAACGCCTGTCCAGCCCGCGAGCGATCCCGACGAGGGTGAGTTCCTGTCGCGCATCAAGAGCGCGCCGATGGGGCCGCCGCCGCCCATTCCCCGGGTTGAAGCAACGATCTACGACGACAACCGCGGCACGGCGCCCGCTCGGCCACCGAATCCACGCTGGGATGCCACCTATGCCGCCACCGAGCAGGCCCTGAATCGGGAATCGTCTACGGTTTCACCCTTGCAGCCGGGTGGACCGGGGACCGCACCGATCGAGGCCCTCGAGCCGAATGTCATGCGGGAGACTCCGGAATGGGGTCGCGGCATGTCTGCGGCGGACAAGCTGATCGCGGGCGCCACACGCGGCTACGTCGAGGCGATGCCGGCCGGATTGGTCCCGGGCGGCAACGAGACCAAAGAGCGGATGTCGATGCAGCAGCGGCCAGAGGGCGCCGCGGCGAGGATCGGAGAGTTCGCGGGCGGTCTTCCCTCGATGGTAGTGCCCAGCACCGACCCGCTTCACAACCTGATGCTCGTGTCGATGGGGCTCGGCGGGAGCGTTATTCAGGCCCTTCCCGCGCCGGCACGCAACGGGTTCACCGCCCTGGTCAAGACCGCGCAGAAGTACGCCGGGGACCGTGCCGCGGCTGCTATCGAGCACGCGGCGGAAGCGGGCGGGTTCTCCGCCGTCGATGCGATGATCCGGCACGCATCGGAAGAGAACTGGACCGATCCGATCGGCGCGGTCGGTCGCACGCTCGGCGCAGGGGCCTATGCGTTCGGGCAGGGTGCCGCGACATTCGGGCCGCTCGGCGCTCTTCGCGGTCGGGGCGCGATCACCGATTCGCTGCCCCCCAACGTCGCCAGGGCGAAGGCCGCCACCGCTCAGAAGATGGCGATGTTCAAGCAGGCGTTGCAGCAGTCCGAGGATCAGAAGCTGCACGATCTGGCCCGGATGGTGCTGGA